TTATCCAATGAAGGAAAGGACAAGGGTAATGAAGTAGATGGAACAACCGGCTCTTGGACAATACAGGAAGGTGAAGAAGAGTTATATTTATTAAACAGAAAGAACGGAAAAAAATATAAGTTTATGTTACAGGAGATTAAATAATGCCATTAAGAGGAAGTGTATCAAGTAGTTTAGCACAAACAGGTTCTTTCGGAAGAATGCAAGGACAAAGAATTGCAACCAGATTCTTAAATGTTCAGAGTGGTTCATTTGGAAGAGTTATTGCAACAAATTTTGTTGGAGATGGAAGTCAATTAACAGATATTTCAGCAGCTGCTGCAGCTGGAACAGTATCAAGTTCTGCTCAACTCGCTGATGCTATAAGTGGTTCTATTTTCGGAGCAACAACTGCAACTGCTTCATTTGGACAGATGATACTTAATGATGCAAAAGCTATTAGAATACAAAATCCAGGATGGTATCCGTCAGTTTATATTGGACATGATGTAGCCCCATCGGATGATGGTGGTAATGGAAATGTAGGTATAGGAACTAATTCTTTATCAGCTATTGTTGATGGGCATAGTAATATATCGATGGGGAGTGATAGTTTAAAAACAGAAACTACAGGAGATTATAATATAGCACTAGGCAATTCAGCTATGTCATTAGCCAATGATGCTGATTACACTATTGCGATAGGAAAAGACGCTGGAATGGATTTAGCAGGTGGTTCTGATAACAATATTTTTCTTGGTCAGGCAGCAGGCACACAACTTGCATTTGGAGATGAAAATATCGCCATTGGTAAAAACGCTTTACAAAATTCAAGATCAGGATCATATAATATTGGAATAGGAGCACAAGCTCTCAGAAATGGAAACTCTACTGATGCTATTTTTAGATATAATGTATCGCTCGGAACATTTGCCGTTGGTGCATTAATATCAGGACAATCCAATATTGGTATTGGTTATGGTGCTATGCGTAATTATGGTCAGGTAAATTCAAGGATTGATGATGGAATTGCTATTGGACGAGAAACTCTTCGTTATTTAGAAAAGGGAGATGGTAATATAGCAATTGGTGAACAGGCTATGGTTAATACCGATACAGGTTCTTATAATATTGCTATAGGATATCAGGTTTTAGATGCACCTAATAGTGGATTATCCGGAGTTTCAAATGATTATAATATAGCTATTGGATATTCTAACGCTTCATTTCTAAAAGATGGAGCTAGAAATACATTAATCGGTCATCAAGTTATGAGTAGTGGTGGTGGCGATGGAAAATCTATCTCCAATAATACTTTTATTGGATATTTTTCAGCACAATTTTTTGAAACAGGTGCTGACAATGTAGTATTAGGTGGTCAAAACGCAGCAAAACATGCTAGATCCGGTTCAAAAAATGTGGTAATCGGATATAGAACAGCTGAAGGTCTTAATAATGACCAAGCAGATTTAGGTGAAGAAAATATTTTTATAGGTCATTGGGCTGCTGGTGGAAGTGTAGGGGCTTATAGAAATATAGCGATGGGGTATAAAACATTAACTGCTGCACAACCAGGTTCGGAATATAATATTGCAATAGGACATGAAGCTCATAATCGTAATCAAATCGGAGAATATAATGTAGCACTCGGTTCATATTCTCAATATTTCAATATTAATGGACATAATAATGTATCTATTGGTCAAAAAGCTATGTATACGGCCGGAGCCGATGGGCATGCTATATCAGACAATATATCTATAGGAAGAGAAACCACAAAAGAATTAGAAATTGGTGATTATAATATAGCGATGGGTTATCAATCTTTTGCTGATGCTGTAACCGGCTCATATAATGTAGCTATAGGATATCAAGCCTGCGAAGATTTAGGAGACTCTGGCGTAAATAACCAAGGTGTCGTAGCCATCGGTTACACTGCTTTAGCTCATGCTGAAAACGCAAGCAGAGCAATCGCCATCGGTTATGCGACTATGGCAAATGCTGGAACTCTTAATGATCCTACAACTATTCAAGATAATATTGCGATGGGCTATAGAGGTTTAACAGCTTTACAAAAGGGAACTAGAAATGTTAGTATCGGAAGAGATTCAGGTTTGGCTATAGTATCCGGTTCTTATAATGTTTTTCTAGGAATGCAAGCTGGGATGGATTTTGTTTCATATGAAAATTCTGTAATCATCGGACAAAGTGCTGATGCCAATGCAACCGGCGAAACCAATCAAGTAGTAATAGGTTCTAATGCTATAGGTAAAGGAAGTAATACAGTAGTATTAGGTGATGATAATATCACAGACATTTATATGAGTGAGGATAAAGGTGCTACACTTCATACAGGAACAGTAAGTGGTTCAGCAACTTCAACCGCATCATTCGGTAGATTTGAAGGTTCTGCTGCTGGATTAACTGATATACCAGCGGCCGCTCCTACATTTACAAATAAAATAATACAAACAGGAGTTGGTGGTTCTGATAATACTATAATTGGTGATAGTAATACTTTTGCTGCTCAAATAGATGGTGGTCTAACTACAAGTAGAAGAAATGTAATTATCGGAGCAGATTCTGGTCAATATATAACAACCGGTGACCAAAATACGGTGGTTGGTAATGAGGCTATGAAGGGTAGTGATGGAAACGGAGATCAAGCTAGTAATGTTGCTATCGGATATTATGCATTAAGGGTTAATCAGGCTGATAGTAATACTGCAGTTGGAAAGTCAGCAGGACAGAATACAACAACCGGTGATAGTAATGTTTATGTTGGCTCAGCTGCAGGTTCGTCCAATACTGTAGGGGTTGGTAATACATATATTGGAGCAGCTGCTGCTCAACAAGTAAGTAATGGAACTAGTGCTTTAGGTGAATATAATACAGTTATAGGATATGGTGCTGCACAAGTAGGTAGAGATATAACGGATACTGTAATTATAGGTAGAAGTGCTGGTAGGGGCTCAAAACAACAAGGTAGTATTATTATTGGTAAGGAAGCTGGTTTTTCCCTAACATCAGGCTCATCTAATATCATAATAGGAAATTCAGCTGCTTATAACGGCGGTGATAATAAATCAAATAGTAATACTGCTTATCAAAAAAATATATTTATCGGTGGTAGTGTTGCTAGGTACTTTAAAAAAGGTAGTAGGAATATAGCTCTTGGTAGTGATACTTTTCAAAATTATCATACAGGATCTGATAATTTTATAGTAGGATACAGAGCTGCTTTTAATAACGCTGGAACAGGTACCCGAGATTTTGGTAGTAACAATATTGCTTTTGGTGCACAAGCTATGTCTGGTGATAATATGAATTTTAACGGTGGTGACTATAACTTTTTTGTTGGTTACCAAGCAGGAGCCCAAGCAACAAACTGTGATTACACGATTGCTCTTGGTTATAAAGCTGGATATAGATTAGGAGATGGTTCTGATAAAAATACATTCTTAGGATACCAAGTAGCTCTTAATTTTAAAGACGGCGATAAAAATATAGCAATTGGTGAGAATGCGATGTATAGTGCCGATTCAGGTTCTAGCAATATTGCCATAGGAAGTAACACTCTTTTCGCTTCAGACGGAGTTGCTTCAAATATTTTTACCCACAACATAGCTATAGGTAGTAATGCCATCGGGCAGATGAAATCAGGTGCAAATCAGATTGCTATTGGAAATCAAGCTATGTATCAAGCTGGTGCTAACGCAGAAGATTTAGATGATAACATAGCCATTGGACAACAAAGTTTATATTCTTTGGAAAAAGGTGATTATAATATATCGATGGGTTATCAGGCTATGTATCAGATGGAATCTGGATCTAAAAATGTAGCAATTGGATATCAAGCATTAGGTGATAAAGATAATAGTTCTACCGGTGCTGAATTGACTAGTAATGTTGCTATTGGAACTAATGCCTTGGGTGATTTAAAAAATGGTACTGGTAATATTGCCATCGGAACAAATGCTATGAATAGCGTAGAAGGAACAGATTCTGGTAATATTACCGGTAATATTGCTCTTGGTGGTGCTCTAAAAGCTTTAGAACAAGGAAGTAATGCTGCTGGATTTAATGGAAATGACGGTGGTAACTTTGCTGCTCTTGATGGTGCTATGCAAGTAGTGGTATCGGGTTCTGAAAACATAGCAATTGGATACAGAGCTCTTTATGGGGGTGGAACTAATAAAGATGGTGGTATAAGACAAGTATTTTTAGGCTATACTGCTGGACTTAATTCAGATGGTGGTCGTGAAAATGTTGCTATAGGATTTGAAGCTGGATATAATTGTTCTGGTGATCAAAATGTTATGTATGGACGCCAAGCAGGAAAAGGAGTAACAACTGGAGACGCTAATGTTCATTTAGGTAATGCAGCGGGAAGTAATTTACAAACCGGAAATTACAATGTATTTATTGGTGCAAGTCAAGCTTCTGCTACTGAAGTGAATGATGAAATAGTAATAGCAGCTGGAAATGGAAATGTAACAGGTGCTGGAACCGAAACTATTCGGATAGGTGTTGATTCAGACCATATCACAAATGACTTTGGTGAAAATGCTACTTGGACACACTCTTCCGATAAAAGAATTAAAAAAGATATTGAGGATAACACTTTAGGTTTAGAGTTTATTAACAAACTAAAAACAAGAACCTTTAAGAAAAAAGCTCCAAGTGAATACCCAACAGAGTTTGATGGGTATGATGCTGAAGTAACTGAAAGAAAAAACCCAAACAGAAAACATTATGGGTTTGTAGCACAAGAAGTTAAAGAAGTAATGGATTCAGTAGGACACTCTGAGTTTCCTGTATGGAAAGAAAATACTGATGGAATGCAAGAACTCGGTGAAACAGAATTAATTACACCTTTGATAAAAGCTGTTCAAGAACTAACAAAGAAAGTTGAAGAACAACAAAAAGAAATTGAAAAACTAAAAAAACAATAGGAGTTACATATGCTAACTAAATTTGACGATATAATAGAAGTAGTATTACACCACGAAGGTGGATACGTTAATGACCCGAAAGATCCTGGTGGAGAAACTAATTTTGGTATAGCTAAAAGAAGTCATCCTGATGTGGATATAAAAAACCTTACAAAAGATGGTGCTAAAAAAATATACAAGGAAGTATATTGGGATAAAAATAAAGTAGAATCTCTTTCAGAAGACCTAAGACATATTTACTTTGATATGTGTGTAAATCAAGGTAGAGGAAGAGCAGTTAAAATTTTACAACAGGCTGCTAATGCTAAAGGTGCTGGACTTAAAGTAGATGGTGGAATGGGACCTATGACTATAGCTGCTATGGAAGGTGTTGAGTTACAGAGAGTTAGGGCATATAGAATTAAATATTATGCTGATTTGGTAACTCGTAAACCAGACTTAGAAAGATTTTACTTTGGTTGGTTTAGAAGAGGATTAGAAGTATAGTTCTTTTTAAATCTATATATTTATAGATGTAAAGGAACATCAAAACTCATGAGCTTAAAAAAACTAATAGAAGAAATAACCAAACCCGTTATAGATGAGATGGGTATAGTCGCCGGTGATGGAACTATCAAAGGTGGTTCTAAACTTTCTAAGATAAAAAAGATGAAGAAGAAAGGACACACCTCAGTTCCTTATGGTAGTGGTTATAAAAAAGTAAGTGAAGCACAAGCTGTAAAAGGTAGTAAAGTTCAAAAGTTTATTACAGGTCATAATCTTACTATGAAGGGTAAGAAATATAAAGAAATAGAATTTGAAACATTGGGTGTTGATAATAGTAGAAAGATGATTACATTGAGAATTTTAACACCAAAGAAATTATTTGGTATTGAGACACCTGTAAAATTTTCAACATTGAGAAGAGGACCTTTTACAAAAACCGATACTGGTAAAAAAATAAAAGAGATAGCAGTTAGACCTAAACCAAAGAAATTTAGGGACATCTATGATGCTCTTCCCTCTACTTTAAAGAAACGAGTTATGAATCTTAAAAACTATGACCAACGTAGAGATGCTCATCCAGAAGGTAATGTTTTAAAACATACCATCGCTGTAACTAACAGAGCATTAAAAACCGGTGATATAGACTTTGCTTTATCAGCATTATTCCACGATATAGGAAAAGACTCTACTGCTAAACTACATCCGAAAAAAGGTTTTTGGACTCACTATGGACACGAGAAAGTTTCTGCTGAATTAGTTAAGAAACATGCTACTTGGATAAAATCAATGGGTGGTGATGTTGATACCATTTATTATATAGTTAGACAACATATGAGAATGAAAGTCTTTGATAAGATGAAATGGACTAAACAAGATAAGATGAGTAAAGAAAAACATTTTGGTAAGTTACAAAAATTTACTAAATTTGATAGGGGTGGTAGAGGAATAAAAGAAATAAATAAAACGCTTGACTTACATAGTGAAAGTGTTGTATATTCTAATGTTGATAATGGGGATAGTGCATCTAATTTGAAAGAGGAAAAAAACATTAAGAAAGTTGTTGGTGTATTTGGTGGAAGATTCCAACCATTTCATTCAGGTCATCTTGCTACATACAAGTGGTTAAAGACACAAGTTGATGAAGCTTATATAACCACATCCGATATAAAAAAACCACCTCGTCATCCTATGAACTTTAAAGAAAAAGTTAGACATATGGTAAAGGTTGGTATTCCAAAAAATCGTATCGTTATGGAAAAGTCACCATATGTAGCAAAAAACTTATTAAACAAATTTGATCCTAAAACTACAGCAGTAGTTTATGTTGTTGGTGGAAAAGATGCTGGTAGGTTAGGTGGTAAATATTTTAAACCTTATACTAAAGATATGAAAGGGTTTGATGAACACGGATACATTATAACTGCTCCACAAGTAGGAAACATAAGTGGAACTAAAACACGAGATATGTTAGGTAATCCAAAAGTAGATGATAAAGAAAAAGTAAAGTTTTTCAAAAAAACATTTGGATATTACGACAAAGGTGTGTATAATATGATGACCAATAAGTTTAAAAAACTATATGAGGTTTATCGTGGTTTATTTGAAAGTAGTCAAGTAATAGGTACGGATACAGATGATGGACCTGGTATGTTTTCAAGTTTAAAATCATATCGTAAAAGAGCTGAAACTGAAGCTGGAAAATTAGGTTGGGAGATTGCTAAAGAATTAATAGATGATGATGTATATAACTCTCAAGATTTTAGTTTCGTAAAAGATACAGCTTACCCAAATGGTCCAATAGGTTCAGTATCATACGGACCTGCTGGGGCAGCTGAACCAAGTGCTGCTAATGATTTAGATTTAGTTGGAAGTGAAATGTGGAATCATTGGTTAGACCACATTGATATGATTTTAAAAAATCAAGATTATGAATATACAGACAAACTTAAAAAATCAAGAAAGTCAGTTCTTAAACATAGTAAAAATACATTAGACCAACTAGAAAAAGAAGAGCCAGATGAAGTGGATGCTAATAGAGGAAATGAACAACATGATGAATATGATATTGTAAAAGAGGTTCATTCACTTACAAGTAATTTAGAAAGAAACGGAAAGGAGTTATTATTAATGGGCGGAGCCTACGGACACATGAGTCATCCATTTGATGACAAAGACTTAACATTTAAAGATTTAAAAAATATAATAACATTGGGTTTAGGTGGTCAATTAAATCGTGAAGATAATGTTACAGAAAAAACAGATGGTCAAAACTTAATGATAAGTTGGAAAGATGGTAAGTTAATTTCTGCTCGTAATAAAGGACATATAAAAAACAAAGGTGAAACTGCTTTAAGTATAAAAGATGTGGAAAGTAAATTTAAAGGAAGAGGTGATATCAGAGATGCTTTTGTTTATGCAGTAAGAGATTTAAATAAAGCAATAGGTGCTTTAAGTGATAAACAACAAAACAAAATATTCGGTGAAGGTTCTAAATGGATGAGTTTAGAAGTAATGTGGCCTGCTAGTGAGAATGTTGTTAATTACGATATAACAGAATTAATGTTTCATGGAACAATGGAATATGATGATAATGCAAGAGTTATTGGACAAGCAAAAGATAGTGCTAGAATGTTAGCTGGTATGATAAAACAAGTAAATCAAAACATACAAAAACATTACAAAATTAAAAAACCACATTTTATAGATGTACCTAAACATCAAGACTTTGGTAAACTAAAGGGTAAATTTTTAGGTAGGTTAAATAAACTACAATCACAATATGCTTTAAAAGACAACGATACACTATCTATGTATCATCAAATGTATTGGCAAGAGTGGATTTTAAATGGTGCTAAACAAACCGGTTATCCAAACATAACAAATGAGGTTCTAGTTAAGTTGACAAAGAGATGGGCTTTCTTTGATAAATCATACAAGATTCCTCAAATGAAAAAAGAATTAAAAGAATACCCTAAGTTTTTAGAATGGGTATTATCTACTGATAAAAATGACCATGCTAAAATGGTTAAGGAAAATATGAAACCATTTGAAACATTATTTTTTGATGTTGGTGCTACAATATTAAAAAACATGGATGGTTGGATGGCTATCAATCCAGCAAAATCAGTACAAAATATGAGAAAGAAAGTACAAGGAGCTATAAAGGCTATACGAAGTGGTGGTGATATAAAGAAATTAAATAGATTAAAAATACAATTAGATAGATTAAATGCTATCGGTGGGTTTGATGCTATTGTTCCAACAGAAGGTATAGTTTTTAAGTACAAAGGAAACACCTACAAATTTACAGGTGCTTTTGCTCCAGTTAATCAAATAACAGGTATGATGTTTTTTTAGGAGAATAGGTTATGGGTAAGAATATAGAAAAAGTAAAAAAATTAATAGCCGGAGTCGGTGGTAAAAGAACTCCTGGTGTTGGATATACAGGAAAAACTATCCACATGAGAGAAGAGGGTGAGATTTGGGAAGAAGCAAGTGGTAGAAAATTTACCAAAGTGGATGGTAAAAGACAACAAATTACCAAGATTCCACCAAGAGGATTTGACAAATGTGATGATTGTGAAAAATTAATCCTTAAAACTATTGACCAAGAGACTTTTAATCGTATGGCTAGGTGTTATTATTGTCAAATTGATTTTGAAATGAAACTAAAAAGAGAAGGTAAGTGGGAAGATTGGGTAAGGGAAATGGAAGAAAAAAGATGGGAAAAAGTTCTTGCCGAATATGAATCTGAAATGGTAGAGATAGAAAAGGCAGATAGTCCATTTGATGAAACAATAGCAACTGCTATTGGAAACCACGAACAAGGTTTAAATAAAATATGAGTAACTTAAAACAAGCGATAAAACAAAACTATGTAAAGTGTGCTAAAAGTCCTAGTTACTTTATTAATGAGTTTTGTACTATCCAACACCCACAACGAGGTAAGATAAAGTTTAAACTTTACCCTTATCAGTATGATGTATTAGATGAGTTTGAAGCACACGACTATAATGTTGTATTAAAATCTCGTCAGTTAGGTATATCAACCCTAAGTGCTGCTTATGCTTTATGGATGATGTTATTTCACAATGACAAAAACATCCTATGTATTGCTACATCTAAAGATACAGCAAAAAACTTAGTAACAAAAGTTCGTATTATGTATGAGGGTTTACCTAATTGGTTAAAAACTGCTATTGTGGAAAACAATAAACTTTCACTTATATTTAAGAACGGAAGTCAGATAAAAGCTATTGCTTCTAATGAGTCTGCTGGTCGTTCTGAAGCTCTATCTCTACTGATACTTGATGAGGCTGCTTTCATTGATAAGATTGATATCATCTGGACTGCCGCTCAACAGACTCTTGCTACTGGTGGTCAATGTATTGGTATATCAACACCTAATGGTGTGGGTAATTGGTTTCACAAAACTTGGATGGATGCTAAAGATGGAACAAATAAATTTAATACAATCAAACTCCATTGGACAGACCATCCTGAAAGAGACCAGAGTTGGAGAGATGAACAAAATAAAATATTAGGACCTAGTAAAGCTGCTCAAGAATGTGATGCTGACTTTTTAAGTTCTGGTCGTTCAGTTGTTGATCCTCTTATCTTGGGTTGGTATAAAGATAATATGTGTTGTGAGCCAAATGAAAAAAGTGGGTTTGATAGAAACTTATGGATATGGGGATATCCAGATTATGCTAAAAAATACTTGGTTAGTGCTGATGTTGCTCGAGGAGATGGAACTGATTACAGCACTGCTCAAGTATTTGATATAGAAGAGATGGAACAAGTAGCAGAATACAAAGGTCAGTTAGGAACAACCGAGTTTGGAAACTTTTTAATTGAGTTAGCTACAAAGTATAACGATGCCCTACTTGTTGTTGAAAACAATAACATAGGTTGGGCTACATTACAAACAATTATTGATAGAGGATATGAGAATCTTTTTTATCAAGAAAAAAATCATCTTATTGTAGATGAAGATGTTCAACATACAAACAGATATAGACAAATAGATAGAAACAAGATACCAGGTTTCACAACAACTATGAAGTCTAAACCATTAATTATCGCTAAAATGGAAGAATATACACGAGAAAAAATGGTAAAGATAAAATCAACTCGTTTAATTGATGAACTTTTTGTATTTATATATAAGAATAGTAAAACTGAAGCATTAGATGGATATAACGATGACCTCGTTATGTCTTATTCTATTTTATTATGGATTAGGGATACTGCAATTCGTATTCAATCAGAAAGAAACGAATTTCAAAGTAGTTTGGTAAGTTCTATTGGAAGTTTAAATGGAAACTCAGCAGTAATGACATCAAACAATGTTCCAAAAGATAATCCATATAAAGTAAAACTTAATAACGGCGAAGAAGAAGACTTATCTTGGCTATTGGGGTAAAACATGGCAGACAATTTATTTACACGACTTGGTAGATTATTTCAATCTAATGTTATCATCAGAAAAGCTGATGATAATCGATTGGTAGTAAAAGATTTAGACTACTCACAAACAAGTTTAACAACAAACTTTATTGACCGATATAGTCGGATGATGCAAAACAATTACTCGAATCCATATGCAACTGCTCAAAACAGAAGAGCTGCTTATGAGATTCAAAAAAGAGACTTGTTTAGGGATTATGAGTTAATGGATCAAGACCCGATTATTGCTTCTGCTCTTGATATCTATTCTGATGAATCAACTATTGATAACATCGAAGGGGAAACATTAAAAGTTAAAAGTGAGAATGTTCAAGTTCAAAAGATTTTACATAACTTGTTTTATGATGTTATGAATATCGAGTTTAACTTGTGGAGTTGGATGCGTAATATGACTAAGTATGGAGACTTTTATCTTCAGTTAGACATTGTCGATAAATACGGAGTGGTAAATGTAAAACCTATTTCTGCTTATGAGATTACAAGGTTAGAAGACCACGATCCTGCTAACCCACAACTTATTCAGTTTGAGATAAACGAAGATAAAAAAGAAATAAAAGAAAATTATGAGATAGCTCACTTCCGTGTATTATCTGATACAAACTTTTTACCATATGGTCGTTCTTTATTGGAAAACGGAAGAAAGATTTATAAACAATTAACTTTGATGGAAGATGCTATGTTAATTCATCGTATCATGAGAGCACCTGAAAAAAGGGTGTTTAAGATTGATGTTGGAAACATACCACCAAGAGAAGTTGAACAGTTTATGCAAAAAATTATCAATAAGATGAAGAAAACTCCTGTTATTGACCAAAATACAGGTGAATATAACTTAAAATATAATGTAGAGTCTGTTACCGAAGACTTTTTTCTACCAGTTCGTGGTGGAGATAGTGGAACACAGATAGATACACTACAAGGTCTTTCTAATAACGACCAAATAGACGATATTGAGTATCTAAGAAACAAGTTAATGGCTAGTTTAAGAATACCAAAGGCTTTCTTAGGGTATGAAGAAGGTTTAAGTGGTGGTAAAGCTACATTGGCTGCTGAGGATGTAAGGTTTGCTAGAACAATAGAAAGATTACAGAAGATTGTTGTTAGTGAATTAACAAAGATTGGTATTGTTCATCTTTATTCACAAGGATTTACCGATTCAGACTTAATTGACTTTAGTTTAGAACTACAAAACCCATCTATGATTCACGAACAAGAAAAACTTGAATTATTAAATCAACAAATAGAAGCAGCTGAAAAAGCTATGGATACTAAACTATTTTCACGAGAGTGGATTTACGATAACATATTTGATTTTTCTGAAAAGAAACAGATTGATATTTACGAGGGTATTGTAGATGATACAAAACAAAAGTTTAGATTAGAACAAATAGAATCAGAAGGAAGTGATCCTGCTAAAGAACCAGCACCAAAAGAAAACGAAGATGAAGATGACGACTTTTCTGTAAGTAGAAAAGGTGATTGGGGTGGAAGTAAAAAAGATCCTTTTAAAGATAGAGATACAATGAAAGATAAGTATGGACATGAAAGTTTAAAAGATACGGACAGGTCTTATGGAAAAAGAGAGTTTAAAGGTAAATCTCCATTAGCTACATCAAAAGCTAGTACTATGATGGCTAGAGAAGGTGTGTTAGACCAACTCAAAGAAAAGTTTCCTAAAAAGAAATCATCAATGTTGAGTGAAGATAACATAATAAAAGAGTAATTACCTACTTTATCTAATTTATGTTATATTTATATATGAATAATTGTATCAAAATACTTTGGAAAATATTATATGAGCAAA